GTGCTAGCAAATGAATCTCTGCGAAATTCGTAGAAATTCACGAGATAATCCGCGACAGTATCCTTGCCCGAACCAATAAAACCACATACACCGATGATCATAAAAAATGCTCCATGTTATAGGAGCATTATTACATACTTTTGTTACTATGTCAATTAGCCAGTTATCCATGTGAGCGGTTGAGAACCATCTACATAGGTTTTTAGATCTTCTTCCAATTTAAGCATTTCATCATTGGCTTCTTGTACCATTGCAGCACCGTTAAGTGACGCTCCGCCCTGCGGGCCAGATATCTGACTAAACTTACTGTATGCTTGACCTAATATACGTTTACAAAAACTGTACGAATACTCTTGCACCCAAGGGAAAGCGTAAGTATCGTTAAAAATCATTTGATCTGGTTTAGTATTGAACACCCAAAGCAATACACTTTCTTGTTGATTCAAATCTGGATTAGCTCCTTGGTATGGCATTTTACGAACTACTATTAATTTCTTAGTTACAGGGTTAAATGTAAAGTTCATAAAGCCGCCGAACATCTTCATTGCTAACTTTTGATAGTCAGCAAACAATTCGTAGTTAGTTAGGCCGCCAACACGTCCTGCTACTAACATATAGGTGTTTAAGTAGCCCGAACTAAAAGGTTCAAATTGACTAGCAGTTGTTCCTGTAACGCTACCAATGCCGCGGCGGAAAATTTGACGTACTGTTTGGATTTCTTTTGGTAGTATATACTCTTGTGTTTCTGGAAGAAGTTGTAAACTTACATAACTTTCTTCTGTAGAATTTTGTGCTTTTTGACGGTATTTAACTAAGGCTTGCTTAATACCCATTTCATAGTGTTCTTTTTCTAGTTCAACATCAACAATACCATCGCCCAATCGCATACGTACATAGTCGGTGATTTCGGCACGTTTAGCATCACTGCTATCGAGTACAGAACCGTCAAATGCTATATGTGCACCGGATTGTGATCCGATGTTGGCTTGGAAAAGACTTTTAGCAGCGACGTTATTATGGCTGTCAAAGCCTGTTTCTACTTGTGGTGTGTTTGGGTATGGTGTGGCCATGTGTTACTCCGTTATACAGTATTTATTACTGAACTCGCAGTAGCACCGTTTCTGCATTAATACGTCCATTGAGTTTAGCTTCTGTTGCTTTAATATCTTCTAAAAACTTGCGTAATTGTATCTTAGTAGCTTTAGAGAATTCTTTCAACGTATCAGCCGGTTTACGAAGTGTTTTTGTTACAGATTTATGCTCGTCGTATCCAATGATTCCTGTGCCTTTGACGTTTAATGGGCCTTTTAGGCTATCGGCTACGTACTTGCCTAGTTTGCGAGTTTTAGTGTTATACACCCATAACTCCTGGGCGCCAATGATGTCTGCAGGATTAATACTAATCAAACGTAACACTTTATCTTCTTTAGCATACTTGAGCTTGCTAACTACTTTCTCTTTACTTACAGATTTAGGAGCACGTACTTTCTTAGTAGCTTTTTTTAGGCCGCGGTATTGAATTACATCATTTAGGATTTGATCAATAAAGGCAAAGATGCGCTTAAAGTCTGCGGTCTTGTAATGACTATATCCTTCTTGTAACTGTTCATCTGCTTTTTCGAATGCTAGTTTAAGTTCATTAAAGCGAGCTTGATATACTTCTTCGTATTTACTTAACTGAGACTGAGCGACATTGTTAGCCACAAGATAGCTGTAAGGACTGAAACTATATTTAGGATTGTTAATAAATTCATCGTAGTGCCCTTCTAGTTCACCGATTGTGTCTGCTGTTTTTTCATTCATACGGTCTTGAATAGTAGGAACGTATGCCTTGGGTGGTGCGTCTGCTTCTGTTACTTCTTCGACTTCCTCTGCCGATTTGCTATTAATGCTTTCGATAATGTTAGCATCAATAAATTCAATATGCCGTTCTTGCAACGGCATGCCTTGGCGGTGCGCCATAATGAGTCCACAGGTTGTCATACTTACTGTACGATCTCCGGCACGTTCAAATGCTTTGATTTCATCTGCATCAAAGTCTTTAACTTCCTTCATCCAGGCTACTACATGCTTTTTCAAATCCTTTTGACTGTAGAAGTAGTTGTAATAGTTTAAGCTCTTACGCATAAAGTGATCGAACTGTTCAAACGTCATTTCCTTGGCACGGGTGGTATCCCATACCGGTTCTTCTCCTGTGTACTTTTCATCAAGTAACAAACTATTGCGAGGTGCTACCTTTCTTGTTTTACTTGCTTTACCATTGATTTTAATATTTGCCATTTTATTTCCAAAGTTTCAGTAGGTTTACAAATTCTGGCCACTCAGTCGGCTGACGTGGGCACAATACTACTGCCAGTTCTGCATTAGCCATACGGCTTTCTGTTACAATAACATTATCGGGTAGTTCTTTAAGCATAGCAAACTCGGCTTCTGTTACTGCACAAGTTACTTTCTTAAATGACTTAGTATGCCACTCTATATAGTTGGCCCGGTTATTAAACTCTAAGTGACACATCAGGCCAGCGTGTGCCGCGGCATTCATTGCCATTCCCACTGGAGTGTCCTGCTTAATACAAATATACATTTTCATCTTCGCATTTTCCATTCGTAAATACTACCATCAGGTAATACACCATCGATAACGCTGTCGACTCCGGGCTTGCCTACCGAGTTAGGATCTTCACTAACCATAGTAACAAACGACATCAAACATTCTCTCATCTTCTGGGCGTGTGTTAACGCCTGACCCAGGTCTGCGAAATCTTCTGAACATGGTTGCCGGTGTGATCCTGTCCAATATACTCTATACATTTCGTTCTCTTACTAAAGGTTTGTATGCAAACATATTAGCGTGAGCATCATATAATGCCATATGCGGTTTCCATCCTATTGTATCTCTTTCTAGCCAGAACCAATCCAATGCTTGTTGATCCAAGTTACCCCAAATATTTTTAGTAGTTAGAAACATTGGGCGATCTTCATCGGGCAACATTAGCAATACCTTCTCCATCAAATACCAATCAGTGCTGTAGTCAAAACAAACAGTACACTCTTGTTCATAAGGTTGCAACCATTCGTTAAGTGCTCTGGCCACTTCCCATTGGGTGCCTTCGACACGATTCCTGTGTTGCTTTAGCAATGGCAATACTGTTTCGCAAACAAACCCGCTACATGCTTCTTGTCGGTAGTCGGTTAGTTCAGCATAGAATTCCCGTCCGTCTTCGGCTACTAAGCCGATTGCAATCAAGTCGCACTCGCTTTCAGGAAAGTCTGTAAATTCAGTATCCAAAAATATCAACATATAACATTATAGCATATTTGCCATTTTAGGTCAACTGCGAGCTACAGTTGGCACTACATACCAAATGTCTATTAGATTTGGATAATAACGACTCTTCTAATCTACTAGTATAAAATGGGGTTTGCAGTATTTCGTCAAATGTATGATGATACAATGATATATCATCAAAATTTCCGCCAACGATGTCGCGAAACTCGTCTACACCAGAATAATTAGTAGCAGGGGGTAGTGTTTCACCATACATCATACAGCAAGGCAATACCTGTCCTAAATAATTAATATATAATCTATTTTCTTTAACCCACGGGCATAGTACATTGTTTGGTTCCGGGGGCGGCATCCACTCGCCGGTGCGTTTCATAAATGCATGTTTATGTTTGTGTGTTTCTTGCCTGAGTGTTTTTGCTTTATATAAATCGTGACTGTATTTGCCTTCTATTTTAATAGGCCAAGGATCAAGGCCATCAAATCTTTCCTCTATTGCTGTTCGTATCCAAGTTTCTGCAAATCCCATATTTTTAGATATCTCTACTATTTCATCCAATTGATGTTCGTTATGCCCAAATGTAATGCACTTCCATACTGCTCTGCCTCCGGCATCTATAAATGCTTGTGCGTTGGTCATTATATCATCAAAATCTAATCCTACCCTGTATAAATGATTTGTATCTTTTAATCCGTCTATACTAAAAATTACATTTACATTAGGTATAGTAGCTAAGTCAGCCCACCACTGTGGTTTTCGCATA